CGGCGCCGAAGGGTCCGAAGTTCAGGCCCTTGCTGCCGTCCGCCCACTTGTGGACCATCACGAACAGGTCCCGCATCTGGAGCATGTCCCCGACCTCCTTGATCACAGCCTTGGCCAGTTGCTCCGGGCTGTCGAACGTCGGGTCTTCGAGGATGTCGACCACCTTCTTCAGTTCGTGCGCCCTCGGGGTGATCCTGATCTTGCACCTCCTTCTCGCTCGGCTTTGTGAGTGTCACAGTATCACACCGTCACACTTGCACAAGTTCGGCGACGCCGTGCAGCTTGGCGTGCAAGTCATCCACCGACCCGTCGTTGACCAGCACGTGGTCGAAGGGCCAGTCATCGAGCGCGGTCTCACTGATGTGCGCTCGGCCGTACTTGTCCTTGGTCGGGCCCACGCCCGGCCTCTCGACCCGGATCATCACGCCACCCCGGTCAGCCACTGCCCGCGCTTCGTTCTCGAAGCGGACGTCGGTCACGACCAGGCCGGCCGCGTCCTTGTGGTCGGCGTACAGGGCCTCGACCCACACGTCATCACCGAGCACTCGCCGGCCTGCCTCGGTGCCCGTGCGCTGGAGCAGGGACCGGACCTCCGGGTACGCGGTCTTCGCGTAGTCCCAGCCGGTCGAGTCGACGAGCTGTCGCAGGCGCAGGCTCCCGGCACCGTAATGCCCAGGGATCAAGGGGTTGACCGCATACAAGAACTGCTTGAGCTTGTCGGCGTAGCCCGCCTGCCTCCAGCCTCGCTGGATCAGGGCGTCAGCCGCGGTGTTCTTTCCACTGCGGGCATACCCAGACAAGCCCACGATCAGGTCGGCCATGTCAGACCGTCCCGAAGTAGAAGGACTCGTTCACGTCGCTCGCCTTGACGAGGTCGCCCGTCAGGCCGGCGAACTCACGGGCGATGGTGAGGGCGACCACCTGCACACGGGCCCGGCCTTCGATGAAGGAGATACCCAGGTCGGTGATCGTCCACCTCTGCTCCTGCTCGCGCTTGGCCAGGCCGAACCAGGCCAGCTTGGCGAACACGGCGTACTCGGCGTTGCTCAGGCCCAGGTCGTCACGCTTCAGGGCCTGGCCGCCATGCAGGTACAGCTTGCCCAGTCCCGAGACCTCGTTCTTGCCGAGTCGGCTGCGCTTCTCGCTCACGGTGGTGCTCCCCTCATCACGGCTGCCTCATCAGGAGGTGGGCGCCACCCCACCCCGACCTCCCTTCAGGAGGTTTCGGCACACTTGCACACTCAGGTCAGGACGTTTCGCGGTGACCGTCGAAGCAGTAGATGTACGAGGTGTCGCCGACCTTCGCCCAGCACAGGCGGTGCCCCCACACGGTGCCCCAGTACTCGCGGTGCGCGGCCTTGTTCGTCTTGGTCCACGCCGCACGCTTGGCCGGGTCGTTCAGCTTCGGGTTCAGGTACGTCACGTTGCCTGCGCGGTCGACGTAGTACGCCGGACCGGCGCCGTCCCAGTAGCAGTTGCGGTCGTCGTGGTCGTCAGCGCACTGCCGAGTCGGGATGTGGAAGACCGGGACGTACTTCACCGCGGTGGGCAGGGCCACCGGCTTCACGTCCGGCGACCCGGAGGCCGGCGAGGCCCAGATCAGGGAGCCCGTCACGGCGAGGGCGAGGGACGTCAGTGCGGTGCGGACGAGCTTCATTGGGGTTCTCCTTGGTGGGGTTCAGCGGGGGAAGGGTGATCGCTCCGGTTCTCGGCGGCTGCCAGAGGGGAGGGAGCTCGAACTTGAAGGCGGTCAGCCTCGGGATCTCGTGCGGCTTGGCGACGCCGTGGTCTACGGCCACCGAGTACGTCAGGGCGAACTGGGCGACCGCCTGCTTGATGATCTCGCTGTAGCTCAGGCCCGTCGGGGCGAGCGTCTTGATGTGGCGGGCCAGCTCCTCGTCGACCCGCGCACTCAACTGCCGGGGCAGGTCACTCATGCGGGCACCTGCTCGATCAGGATCTCGCCCTCCGAGCTGATGATCCCGGCGTCGATCAGGTCCAGGGCGGCTCGCCCGTACCAACCCTGCAACGTCCACACCAGACCGCTGCGGATGAGGAAGGCGAAGAGCTCCACGACCTCGTCGATCTCCAGCTCGTCCGACTCGAAGCTCATCAGGTCGATGGCGATGTCCTTCATGCGTCCCATGTCTCAGCCTTCCTGGATCTCGGTAAGCAGTGCACTGGCAAGGCGGAACCCGATGAAGAACAGGGCCAGGTCGGCGTGCCCTTCGGGGGTGTCCGGGCTGGGCGTACCGAACTCGGTGACGTTCTCCTTGTAGGCGCTCAGGTCCACGAACCGGCGCCACTTCACTCCGGGCTCGGCTCCGCTACCGATGTCGGCGGCGGCGTCCTGGATGGCCTCGCGGTAGGGGGTGCTCACGTCCCCGAACCACTCGACCAGGTCGACCACCTTGTCCCGCACGAGGGCGAGGAAGTCGGCACCCTCACTCACCCGCGAGTCCGGCTCGGCGCACTGGGCGAGGCGGGCCAGGGTCGGCGGGTCGTAGTGGTTGATCTTCTCGATGATGTTCATCGGTCACACCTTCACAATGGTTGGCTCTTCAGGGGTGGAGATCCTCTCCACCCGACCACCCCTCCGGGTGGTTTCGCCTTGATGTGGTCACAGTATCACAGGCGCGCAGGTTGCACACTTCCCTCAGCCGTAGCGGATCTCCCCCAGCGCGGCGAGCTGGACCAGGACGTCAGCCGTGCCCGCGTCGATGTGCCCGGCGTCGATGCCCTGCTTGTCGTCCCGGTCCATCCACGACTCGATGACGTAGCCGTGGTACTCCCGGTTCACGTACGCCTGGTCGATGTCGAGCAGCTTGGCGTACGCCTCGCGGATGTCGTCGGCGCTCAGGTAGTGGACTCCCTCGACCTCACGCACGTCGTCGAAGGCGAAGATCGGGTGCGGCGCGGTGCCCTCGGTGATCGTCCACGTCTTGCCCTCGGGCAGGCCGGCGAACTCCTCCGCGGTGGGCTCCGTCGCCCAGTAGGTGATGCCTCCGTACGAGGCGGTGTCGATGATGTCCTGCGCCACCTGGTCCGTGACGTACCGCTTGATCTCTTCGGTGCTGGGCACTGTCGTGTCTCCTCGATCAGGCGTGGGTGGCGATGCGGACGACGGCCTCACTGGCCTCGTACTTGTTCTGCCGGACGTGCTTGCGGGCCAGCGTCGTTGCCTTGTCCGTGCGCTTGGAGTCGCGGACGTTCAGGTCGTGGGTGCGGAACTTGGGGGTCACTGTGGTTCTCCGATCACGTACGGCAGGCTCATCAGCGGGGGGATGCCACCCACCCCGGACCCCCGAAGGGGTTTCGCCAGGTCAGTTCAGGTTCAGCAGGACCACCAGCTCCTCGGTCGTCACCACCTCCAGCTCGTGCTTCACGACCGTGCCCTCGGTCACCACCTCGGCCTTGGCCTTGGGTCCCTCGATCAGCACGGGCACGGGCTGACCGGCCAGCTCCAGGACCCATGCCTCGTAGTCGTCGATGCCTGCGTGCAGGTCGTCCGGGTCGTCGTCCCCGTAGGCGTGGCCCTCCAGGAAGGTCATCGCCGCCCGCTTGTGGCCGTTCTTGGCCAGCGTTCGGGCCAGCTCCTCCGCCTCGGTGCAGGTGAAGTGGCCGCCCACTCCGTGTGCCGTCATCTGGTCGCCGAGGATGCGGGCGAAGACACCGATCGCGGAGTACAGATCCTCGATCTCCTCGTCGGAGTCCCGCTCGTCCTCCTCGACCTCGTTCACGGCCAGGTATCCGTAGCTCTCGCCCCAGTACAGGCCGGGCGCGGGGCGCTGGTCGTACTTCAGGCCCTCACCGCAGGTCTCGCACTTGTACGGGCCGGGCTTCAGGGGGTAGAGGATCGGGCCGTTGTCGACCTGGCACCGCACTACGTTGCTCGGGATCATCTCTGTCACACCTTCACACTGGTTGCCATCTTCAGGAGTGGAGGTCCGCTCCACCCGACCCCTTCCAGGGGTTTCGGCTTCGTGTGTCACACTTGCACAGTCATACCGCAGTAGCGAACATGGTTCCCCGCGTGGACGTCCCGACCAGGCGGTCTCTCCACACCACCCAGGTCACCGCCTGCACGGCCGAGGGCAGTTCACCCAGGCGCTGGGCCGCCTCCCGGTAGCAGTGCGCGATCAGGGCGTACCGACCCTTGGCACCCAGGCCCCGGTCACGGGCGCCGTACTCCTCCCCCACCGCGATGTCGTGTGCGTGCCTGTCGATGCAGACCGCGTCCGCGTCCGTCGGGTCGAAGATGCAGCGGTAGAAGTGGCCGGTCTTGCGGTCCATCGGGAGCACCTCGGCCGGGTCGACACCCGCCAGGATCTTCGACGCCTTGGCCAGTGCGTCACCCAGGTGTCTGGCCGGGGTGCCCGTCTCGTACGCCTCCGTGGCGAGCTCGACGTTCAGCCACCATGCCGTCTGCGGAGACAGCGCGGCCAGGAGGCCGGCGCCGATCCGGACATCACCCTCCGCCATCCCTGCGGCCAGGCGGTGCGCACTCGGGTACCAGTCCCGTCCCTGCAACTCCTGCTCGGGGGTCGCGTCCAGCCACGTGTCGATGATGTTCCGCACGTACTGCTCACGGGTCTTGGCGTCGGGCTTGATCGGGATCATGTCTCTCTCATCTCTCGGTATGGGTGGCTGCTCATCAGGACCAGGCCGCCACGCCTGGCCAACACCCGCCGCACTGAGGGCAGTTCAGTCGGGTGTTTCGCGCTTGAGGTCACACCATCCCGATCCGACGACCGGGGATCTGCGTGTGAGGTGTTGCTGTGCCGATCGGTGGTCAACGCCTAAAGAAGGCGACCTCCCAGTTGCTCGCCTCACGGTGCCCACGGACATCGAGAGAGAGCCGGTCGTGCACGTGCAGGGTGATCTGCATCAAGGTGGCCTTTCAGCCTCAAACTGGATGGACAACGCTTGTGGGGGGTTGGCTCATCAGTGACCGGTAACCACCCGGTCAGACACCCGCGAGGGTGTTTCGCCTTGTCACTCGTAGTGCGATGCCGCGATCTTGTCCGCGATCTCCAGGGCCCTGCGCCGCTCGCCGTACTCCAGGTCGGCCAGCCGCTCCGCGAGCTCCTCCACGGTCCACTCCCGCTCGATGCTGTATCCGTCCATCGCCTGCTCCCCTGCTTGACGTTGTCACAGTATCACGCTTGCTCCACTTGCACACCTACACCAGGTTCATGAACACCACGTCGGGCTCACCCGGCGTCCAGTTCGCAACCCGCTCCGTCTCGACGAACCCGAACCGCTTGTAGTACTCGGGCAGGAACCCGTCGAAGCAGTCCAGCTTGCTCGCACCCTTGTGCGTCACCGCGTCCCACATGAGATCCTCACCGCGTCCCTTGACCAGGGAGAACAGGCCGATCAGCGTGCCGTCCTTGGCCACCCCGAACCCGGACTGAAAGTCGTTGGTCAGGTAGTACCGCGCACCGCGGGGCATCTCCTTGGGCTCACTGGTGGCCGCCGCGATCCTCTCGCTGCCCGTCCTCGCCCAGTCAAGGGCGGCGGTGTACTCGGACCACGAGGCGGGGTGTACGTATGCCGTCACTGCGTCTCCTTGGGATTGAGCGGCTGGCTCATCAGCGATCGGCTACCAGCCGACCGGACCTCCCCTTGGGGGCGGGGAGGTTTCGCCTTCACTACTTGGGGGGCATCGGGATGCCGTTGACCTGCATCACCCACTCACAGGCCACTTCGGACCCTTGCTCGCAGTCGTCCTGCTTGGCGTCGGCGAAGCCGTCGTTGAACGTCGCCACACTGGAGGCCGGAGCCTGGGGGGAGGGCGTCAGACCGTAGGTCAGAGCTCCCCCCAGGGCCAGGCCGGCGACCAGGGCCACCAGAGTCCTTCTCATCGGGCCAGCACCTCGGCCTTGTACGCCTCGAACGCCTTGGCCTCGGCGTCATGCACCCGCTCGCCGAACTCCAGCGACAGGGCCCGGAGGTTGTTCTGCCGGAGACCTGCGTTCACGCGGGCCCTGTAGCGGCTGAGCTGGATCGAGTGGGTCGTCTTGTCGAGGGAAACCATGGGGACTCCTTGGGATCGAGCAGGCTGGCTCATCAGCGACCAGGAACCACCTGGCCGGACCTCCCCTTGGGGGCGGGGAGGTTTCGCCTTCCTCTTGTCACACTTACACAAGTGGCAGAACGGTGACCCTGGTGGCTTCGTACGTCAGGGTCTCGATGGACTGGTGGGCCCGGTAGGGCTCCCATGCCGCATCGGCGAGCAGGTACTTGTCCTGGCACCCGAGGACTCCCAGCCACTCTTCGGCGTGGCCACCCTCGAAGGGCCAGACATCCGAGACCGGGTCGCCCAGGCCGGAGCCGTCGAAGGCGCTGATCAGGTAGCCGTACTCCTTGCGCCAGCTCTTGCGGCCGAGCTCGACCAGGTACTGCGGGTACCCGAAGTTCTTGGCGCAGTAGGCGCAGAGGTAAGCGGTGCGTCCACCGGCGGTGGCGTAGCTGTGGGTGGCGATCTCGCCGTCCGAGCAGAAGTGCATCGGGCTCTCCTTCGTGTTGCTACACTTGCACACCTGGTGTGTGCTGTCAACCCCACCCCCGTTGGGTGAGGCGACGTGGCACCCCCCTTGGCCTTTGCGGCACGGGCCCCGCTCCCGTAGAGGCGAGCGGTCCCGAGGGGGGTTTTGCGGGAGCCCGTAGTGGCACTCCCCCGGTCCCTTACTGGCGACCGGTACTGCCTGCCCTCCCCGCTTGCTTCCTTCCGTACTGTCGGTCCGACCGTTTCGGCCGTTCCGTTTCCGGACTGTCCAGGGAGGACAGTTGGGCCCTGGGTCACGTCCGTTCACCTCCGACACCCTGGATCGTGTGGCATCCCACTCACCAGGACAGCGCCTCAGAGGCTTACTCGCGCTCGCTGTACCCTGACGTTCGCCGGAGGAGCGGGTTCCCTACTCACACTCGGACTGCGCCGGATACCCGACCCTCGTGCT